ATCGAAAACTTCCCCTTTAACAAAGTGCTTCCGCTTCGTTGCGTAGCAAGGGATAACTGAAAAGCCATTTAATTCACTCAGCCGATCTGAAAACAAGATATCCCCTACCAATTTCCCTACCCAATATTCCGTAACTGTACGCTCAACCTTTTCGAATCCGGGGATTGTTAGTATTTCTTTTTTAATTTTAGAGTCCAGTAACCATGACGGGATTGTCCCTTCGTTCCCGTCAAGATAATACTTATCATCGGGATTAAATATAACCGTTCTTTTTTTATACTCTTTTTTTGTGACTGTCATTAGTTTGTATGTTTTATTTTCGATGTCATTGAATTTGAAATTTGAAATATTGGGAATTATTGTATTTACATGCGTTAGTAAATTTTGAGATGGCTCAAGCCCTTCGATTAGGCTCAGTTTATCTTTTGGGACAATCATTTTTAAATAATCTTTTGATACCCACTCCCACTCACACACACCCTCGCAATCGGATAAATCCAATTTATTATGAGGCATGTAAGTGACTTGATCCCACTCCACCTTAGATAACATGATGTCACCTTCTGGATTTATTGATGTATTTAATTTTAATCCTAAGTTTCCTCTACCACCAATCGTTTGGTCAGCATTGATTTCTTTTTGTAGCTGCGGATAGTTATTCCTAGATAGAGTATGTGTATTCAATGTATTAATGATATCCACCACACCACTATCGGATGTCTCGGTAGGACGGCATTTTGGAGATGTTGGGCGAGATCCAAATATACCTATCAGGCTATTTACCTTTGACTTGACCAGATTGAAGGATAGGGCTGGGGCACCCCTTGACTTTAACCTAGCTAAAGCCTCATCCGGCCATTGATGCTCACCGCCACGATACAACGCCTCAGCTTTTTCCGCCTGATCCAAATAGAATGAGTTGTCATAGTCGTATGAATTAATTGCAACTTTTAAATACTGGGATGTTCTTGAACCCTCCTCTTCATCAAAATCATCCTTTTTAATTTTTTCTCTTTTTGAAGGATCAAGTTGTAAATAATCCATTTCAATATTATGAGTGTGGCCATTTTCAGACTCCTTTCCAATATAATATGTTTCAGGTGTCATTTGGGGTTCACCTGTCTGAGGGTTAATGAGGGGTTGCCCCGTTTTTGGGTCAATGACAAACCTAGATGGAGCGAACCATACCTCATGGTGATGGCCATTAACCTTCGATGTCATCCCAACAATCCCATGTCCTTTACGATCACCTGTTTTCAGTATTGAACTAGGCTCAACTTTTGTTCTTATATACACAATATGCTTGTGTCCATCCTCATTCTCAACACCGTCTTTTATTTCACCACTAGTTAGCTTTAACATTAATCTCTCCTTTTAATAACTCATCCAAGCATAAGCATCTAGCTGACTCATTCTTGAATCCATATCTTCATTAACCCCATGATTTTTTTCCCTTTTTATATTTAATGACACCTTGTAATCACGGTAAAAACACTGCATTAGGGCATCAAGCTTATTTGGAGACTCATACCCTACTTTCCCTCTCATTTCAGACCTAAACTTAGCATTTCTTTTTGATAATAATTTAAACTTGCCACTACTATGCTCTTTATCTTCTTGCATTAGTGTTATTTCGTGGATTAACTCTTCATCTTCTGGGATATATATACTCCCCTCCTCAAATGCGTCCCTTAACTTGTATGCTAATTCATCCCTTAGCCTGTGATAAGCATCGCTATTTGAGGCCATCTGCATTTTTAGCCCCTTAACCTTATGCCCGTCAGCACGTAACTTATCATAAACGCCCTGACCAATAGCGTTGGCATCCACATAAACTTCATCTGGCTCCCACTGAACTATAAGCTTTTGAAACCAATTAGCGACAACCTCAGTTGATGGATTTGAGTTTTTGATAAACTCAATAATTTTCCGTCCATGCATTACGATAACCATGCTATTATCACCACCGCCACCGACATCTAAAGAAAGTATTAGTGGAGAATCAGCTTCCGGCTCATAATCACTGTAGCTATCCACTGACGACCTTATCCATTGATATGAAATAAAACTACCGTCATCATTTAATGGCGGTAAACCAAGAACCTCCACACGATAAGTGTTTGAATCAACCCCATAACGCTCTTTTTTGTACTTAATTGACTCAGGAGTAACAAGTGATGAATTTGCAGAGTTAATTTGATGAGTTATCCAAAAATGCTTCATTTTTTCCGAATGAGCCTCAATTGCCCAGCCCGTGTTTTTGTTTGGATTAAATATACTCAAAATAAGATTATTGTGCTCAGTACAAGTACCTGTAATAACTTCGAATATGTTCTCAGGTACAGCTGGGGACTCATCTATTATGAATAGCATGTTTGATGCGTGAAGTCCCTGACTCGTCGCTTTTTGCTTTGCCTCTTCCGATGATGAACTAAATGTGAGGATCTTTGCGCCCCATACCTTCGTCGCTAGAACAGCAGGGTCCAAATCTTTATAAATTATTTCGTCAGCCCCCACATGCAATAGCTTTTTAATTAAACTTCGATCACCATACACCTCAATTGATCGAGCAATCCATTTCCCAATTTCTGCAAACAGCGCCTTTTTAACTTGTTCATATTTTGGGCCGACAAGAAAAACCTTTGAATACGGATACGAAATAACAAACCATAGCGAGGCCATGCTCGCAATGGTTGTTTTACCACACCCCTTACCTGCCTGTGTTGAAACACCCCTTTTATCAACATACTTTGACTCATTTTCTGTTAATTCAATCCCCCTAGCTTTTTTGTGCTTAATTGCAGATAGCCCGGCAAGGCTATCAAGAATACCTATCTGTAACGGATCCAATAGATAGCGTGAATTAACCGCGCCAGGCTTTGTTCCAAATTTCTCTCCAATTACATTTAACTCGTCTTGGGTTAAATGAAAGCCGAGAACCTGCTGAATAAGAGATACGGGGGATACTTGCCAATTATAACGAACCTGTGCCAAATCGATGTTAGACATTATTTTTTTTGTACTTTAAACAGGTTTCTGTAGAAGGTTTTATCTTTAATACTGATGGCTTCCCATTATCGATTTTCATACTATATGAAATATTGATCTCCCCATACCCCGTATGTATTTCCGATATACATGATTTTAAATACCGCTCAACGGCTAAATAAGCATTTTCGTTTAAAACATCCTTATTTTCTCGCAATAAAGCCTCCCGTGACTTTCAATCAACGTTTCTTTTTCTTTTTTTCTTCATTGCGATACCATTTACGGACTGTCTCCATGGTCACTTTCATGCCCACTTCAAGGTCCAGTATTTTGGCGATTGAATTATAAGAGAAACCTCCCTTACGACCAATTGGCTTATACTTTAACATTATATCTCTATATTTGTCAAGTTTCGAACCCCTAGGACGACTGACTGGGTTTCCCCATGGCTTACCCTCAGCAATTCGTTGATTATAGAGATCCTTAATTGCATCAGACCTCACCTTTTTTTGCATCTCCTGGATCGCTAATATATTTTTCACAAATGAATTTGATACGGGGTTGTCCTTCTTGGCAGGGTCAATGTCAAGATTGTTTTTTATAAAGATGGCCCGAATGCCTCTCTTATCAAATAATTTCAACAGTTCTATTAATGTCGCTAGGCCAAGTCCTAAACAGCTTAATTCTGATGATATTAAAATGTCACCTCGCTCTAACCCTTGAAAATCATCTAACCTATGGCTGTTTTTAGTGTTAATCGAAAGGCTCTTTATTTTGACGAAGTCATCTACCTCCATGTTGTTCTTTCTACAATGCTCCAATATTAACTCTGTCTGAAATATGTTATCACGTGTACCCAATGTATCCCTTACATATGCTGTTATCATTTTTTTCTCCTTTTTATTTTTTTTTACTTTTTTAATAAATTATCGAGGGGGTGCCTAGACCGATTGATAGAGATGTAGGGTTGTTCATAATAATGAGGGAACCGGAAAAAAAATACCGGGGGGGCACCCCCCCCCTATTCGTTCTGACCTGTCCCATAAACGACCGTTTGCGTGACACTTTTTTGCTTTTGTTTTTGATTGTGTCGTTACTGCGTGGGTATGTGTAACATAACTTAATAACATAAACTAATGTAACACAACTATATATTTTATCGATTATGTGACACATCATAATATATATACCCAATCTATTTACTTTTATTATTAGAATGTTTTTATTTGAAATAAGTTTATTTAAATTGATAATCAAAAATAGTTAATTATCTTTAATGATTATTTCCTTGTTTTCAATTGCTGAAACGTCAGATGCCAACTCATGGAAGTATTGAGTGGATTTATTTCCCGCATGTTCGTTGATTATTTGTGTGGAATTGTTTAATACTTGAGTGGCGTGGGATAGGGCTTTTAAATAGTTGGATATATCCAACATTCTGATATCTGGTGAATTTTGCAGTAATTCGTTACCTTTTCTTATTGTGGCTTGGATTGCGTCGGTTGTCATGGCGGTAGTTATACTTATTTTGTGCCGGTAATCGTCCGCTAAAGGTTGCACTATGTCGGGATTCTCCCGATCTTTCCTGATTATTGCCTGCACCTGCTTTGATTCCAAACCATACTTGACCGCTATTGCATCGACCTCAACCCCTGAAAAATACAGCTCAATTATACCGTGATTCCGCTGTTGCCTCTCGATCGCTTTATTTGTTTTTGGGGATATAGTCATAATCGTATTTTATTTTTTCATTGTAATTTCTCGACACCCACCGAACCAAAGAAGAACTATTGTCTATGCCCACGGCCTCGGCAACCTCACTCCAGGTCATCCCTTTATTCCTTAATTTTTTATATTTATTTATATTGTGCTTATATTTTTTCATTATATATATATTACAATATATTGCTCAGGATGTCCATACACAATACATATATCAAGAAATTTCGATTTGTAATAATGTCTAACAATAGTACATAATCAATGCATACCAGAAATAAAGAAAGGAAAAAAAATGAACATACAGGAAATTGTTGAGGGAACATTAATCTATGGTGATGATATGTACGAAAATGACGACATCACGTTATTAATTGAAAGAATAAACAAAATAAATGGATAAAATCATAAATAGTCTGAATTTAATCATATATATAACAGTCACGATCTATTTATATTTAAAATTAGAAGGAATTTAAAAAAATGAAAATAAAAAAGATTACAAAAGTGAGGAGCCATACAGACAGTCTCCAATATCGGCAAAAAATGAAAATAAAAGATATTATTGAGTGGTTTATATTGTGTGGTGACGACGATGAAGACATTACGTCATTAATTGAAAGAATAAATAAACATAAATAGATAAAATAACAGAAAGGAATTTAAAAAATGATAAACGACAATCCAAAAATCTATGTAGGCACATACAAGAAATACAATGAAGGTAGTCTTTATGGGGCATGGGTTGACCTAACAGAATTTGAGAATAAAAAAGAATTTATAAAACACTGTAAAAAACTACATAAAGACGAAAAGGAGCCAGAGTTAATGTACCAAGACTTTGAGTGTTTTCCGGACGCTATGTATTCGGAGTGCCACATACATGATGAGTTATGGGACTGGATGGAGCTGAACAAAGACCAAGCGGAAATTCTTGAGGCGTTCATGATTCTTTTTTGCCCGAATTTCAAAGAGGCTTTGGAGGGCTATGAAGAATGCTACATGGGTAAACACAATAGCTTTAGAGCATTTGCGAAAGAACGTTTTTTTGATTTAAACGAGATTCCTGAACACTTGGAGAGTTATATCTGTATCGACAGGGTCGAGAGAGAATACAGAATAGACTATAGTGAACATAATGGACACGTTTTTTACAGCAATTACTAGAAAGAAAGAAAGGAATTAAAAAATGCAAAAAGAGATATACACAATAAACAAAGAAGCAAAAAGATTAAGGGATAAATTGAATGTTATATGGGAGATATCGGAACAACTGGACACCGGAGATCAACCCAATCAAGTTGAATGTATTGAAGATTGGGGAGTAGACGAAGAAATAGGACGGGTCCTAGACGGAACTCCGTTCTTACATCCGTGCCCATATGACGGGAAACTATACCCAACGTGGGCGTACGAAAGATATCTAAATTCGGAAATAACAAAACAGTCGAGTAGGTATATTGAGTACGATGAAAATGGAGAGGACTCTGACGGATATACTGAAGAAGACCACGAAAAAGACCTTGAGGAAATGGAAAATGAATTAAAAAAAATAAGGGATAAAATAAACAATACATATGAATATAAATTTGAAATTAAATGTCAAATTAACGACCTCTATAAATTAAAAGAAAACGTTTTAAGTATTCTGATTAAAAAAAATGAGGCAAAAATCATTGGCTACCACACGTTTATTACAGAAATTAAAAACACATCCAATACAACCTACAGAGATTTAATTCATGGTGATGCCGTGGATGATATGGACGACGACTATGATGCGGACCATGAGGATCGTGAAGGTGAGGATTTGGAGAAACACACAAGTCGAAAAGTTGTTGAATATAACGGGTTCAGGTTCCACTATAAACTTGTATCGGATGATGAGGAAATAAAAGATTTGGGCAAAATTAACGGTGAAATATCGTCGAAAAATGAACTTGTTGACGGTCCAACCGTCGAGGAATCAATAGAAAAGCTAAAAAATTTCATTAAAAAGGAGAAATAAAAAATGCAAAAAGTATATACAAAAATTACTACTCCCGGGCACGGATACCTAAGTGTATCAATCAAAGAAATAAAAAGACTCGACTTAGTGGGTAGAATCAGCTCATTTTCTTATATCGATCTTACTAGAATTTATCTTGAAGAGGATCTTGATTTACAACATTTTATTGAAGCTAAACTTGATTTCGGTGAAAAAGTTAAAATAAATCACTCTTACCGAGATTGTGGCACACTTCTCCCCGGTGGGAATTATAACCCGTCCTACATAGACAGCCCTTTAATGGTCGGATCGACCGTTATTGCAAACGATAAAGAATTTGAGATTATAAGGCTGGATTCAAAAATAGTGGTCCGACAAAAAGATAACGTCTACAAGGAATTCACGGTACCAAAAAGCAATCCCTACGCATACATTCAACCTAAGGAGTAAAAAATGAATAAAAAAATATATTACGCAACAAAAGACTATGATGAAACAATAAATAAAAACGCTGATATTTATAGATTTAATTCCTATGAAGAAATGGAAACATATCTACGTGAACAGTTTAGCTTTGAGGATCAATCAAACATAGAAATTAAAACTATGGAATTTGATGAGTACTGGATTGAGTCGCATGAAAAAATACATGTTGGAAACCAATATATATATCAACCATTCACTTATAATCAATTGTCAATAAATAACTCCCCTCCAAGCGGCTCTGACTCCACATGGATTACACCAACCCATGTTGACGTGTACGTAGCCACGTACACCGAAGATTATTTAAATCAACAAGATATTTAAAAAATTTTAAAAGAAAGGAAATAAAAAATGGAAAATAAAAATGTAATGAAATTCCCAAAACCTAAATATGTAAAAATAGTAGTTAAAAACTATAAAGCCCCCATCAAACCAATAGAATTAGAGGTTAAATGCAGTATGGATAATTATGAATGGGACTCATGGTTAGACTTTGATTTGAATTACCGTACAGTAAGTCAGTTTATACGTCTAATGAAGTGTAATACACATACTTATGGGGACATCACTTATATTCCCGTATACAAATTTCGACATAAAACCCCTTCATGGTCAAACATATTCGAATTTCAAGAAAACCTTAATTCTATGGAGTCCCAACAATAAACAAAGAAGCGAAAAGGAGTTTAAAAAAATGAACAAGCAAGAAATAATAGATTTATTAAAAAGCGATATTAAGAAATTCAATAAATACAAAGAAAAGAATAAAGATATTTGTTTGGATTTACGAGGGACTGATTTACGAGGTGCTGATCTGCAGGGGGCTGATTTGCGTGATATTTATTTACAGAAGGCTGATTTACGTGGTGCCGATTTACTATGTTGTGATTTGCGTGATATTTGTTTACGGAAGGCTGATTTACGTGGTGTTGATCTACGAGGGGCCAATTTACGTGGTACGGATTTGCTAGGTGCGGATTTACGGGGTGCTGATCTATGGGAGGCTGATTTACGGGGTGCTGATCTGCGGGGGTCTAATTTAAAGGGTGCCAATTTAATTGAGGCCAATTTAAAAGGGGCAAAACTTGACAAACAAGGAGAAGAAAAATGATAGATAGAAAAATAGGATTTAAAGTAATACAAAATGGTGAGGACAAACTACACGCAATAAAAAAGGGCAATGTCGTGTGGCTTATTAACAAGGAAGAAATGTGTAAATCTAATGGACGAACATTGTATAACTATTGGATATATATAAATGACTACTTAACGCTTTATTTGGATGACGGTGAATACTCCTCATTCCTTGAAATAGCGTCTCCTATTAAAGAAATGGCTTTTAAAGGGAGTATGACCTATGCCCACGACTTAAAATAGCTTTACGCAGTCAAAATATAAAATGAGAGAGGCTATAAAATGAAAATAGGTTATGCACGCGTATCAACAGAGGATCAGAATTTAGACGGACAAGTGGACGCATTACAAAAAGTGGGTTGTGATGAGATTTACAAGGAAAAGGCATCGGGAGTGAGCGAGCGAGCGGTGCTGGAGGAAGCGATCCGTTACTTAAGAGCCGGGGATACGTTGGTGGTAACGAAGTTGGATCGATTGGGACGAAGCTTAAAAAAGTTAATCGCATTGATTGAGGAATTGAAGGATCGAGGGATTCACTTTGAGAGTATGGACGATGGCATTGATACAAGTACCAGTGTGGGGACATTCTTTTTTCAAGTGATTGGTGCGTTTAGTGAACTTGAGAGGAATTTAATCGTTGAACGAACCAAAAAAGGGCTTGAGGCTGCAAGGCGTAGGGGGAAGTTTGGTGGCCGACCAAAAACCCATAACGAGAATAAAAAAGAAATTGCATATAGAGAAGTGATGGAAAATAAGAAGAGCATTAAAGAGATTGCTGACAGCTTGGGGATGAGTCGGATGACGATTTATCGGTACATTGAAAAGAAAAACGAAAAACCCGTCCAAAATGAGCATCGTTGAGAGGCTTGACGGGCGTTTTCCATTATAATCTCAAAATAATTTGAGAACTGTAATCTACGGAAGTAGAAATTACATCCAATTTAACATCTTAAATTGAATTAGGCAATAGTATAAAAAGTAGTATTTGCTGTCAATTACCCCCTTAATTGTGCTAAGGAGATAATTGTTTAAAAATTTAACAGCTATAATCTACTGAAGTAGAAATTAAGTATAGAATATATGTTTTTTTAAACTTGGTCAACTGTTATTGACACATTAAACACTATTTTTGATTTGTGGTGTCTCCAAATTTGAGTGAGTGCCTGAGAAGTACTCACAAAAAATTTTTTATTTAAGTGGGAGCCTCAGAAATCCCACTTAAATTCTTTTGTCATGAATTTAACAAAGTGCATTATAGGAGTCACCCTATTTAACACTGAATGCATCATAACAGATTGATCTCCTAATATCAATAAGGCTCTATTCGAACTAAAAGCCCCCATTTGGGGGCAATCCTACAGATATAATCTACTGAAGTAGAAATTAAAAAAATATTACCCAATTATTATAAATCCGTCAACAGATAAAAAATAACAGACCAATATCATACTATTAATGACATTTATATTAGACCATGTAGATAAACGCCCCCTAACCCCACGGGTAGTGGGAAACCGGACGTAACGCCACTCACTTCTTTATAGTCCTATGTGTGAGTCCAGGCACCTCTGCGGTGGTTACCCCTGTCCTGAGGACTCGATACACGATTATCAGTATTTGCTGATCATAACTCCACGGCGTATTGCAAGCGATGGATAGTGTATCTAGGCAATAGTAACTCAGCTTATCTTGGGATCGGTGCCATAAACCGTCCACTGAGTGCAGTTTCCTGCGCTAACCACTTTAGGCTGGTAGCTAAATCAGACCATTTTGCGCCTATTTCCTCATTGGCTCCCATGTCTTTCATTGCTGAATTAGGGCGGGCCAAGGATTGTTTAAGACATTATAATAATATCTAAAAAGTAGATGTGGTGTCAAATTTTAATTAATATATATGTGTGTGTGGGTGTTGAGTGGGTGTTGGATGGGTGTTGAGTGGGTAAATTCGTGCCTAGGGAGTGGGTGTTGAGTGGGTGTTGAGTGGGTGTTGTCAATTGTTTATCGATAGGTAATAATGATTCATACCATAAAAAAACATATTAAGTGGAAAGGATAATAGCATGAAAGTAATAACTATAACAAATCACAAAGGGGGAGTTGGTAAAACAACCGTTACCTGCAATCTAGCCTCCGGTATATCAAGACTCAAAAAAAGCAATGGCGATCCTTACAATTTATTAATATTAGATCTGGACCCTCAAGGCAATGCAAGTCAGACAATGCTTAAAAAAGGGGAGAGCGCAACAAATACATTAACGGAGGCATTGGCCGGAACGCCCATAATGGAATGCATATACCCAACTGTTCAAAAAGGGCTGTCTATTATACCTTCCAACCTTGTTCTGTTTCAGGAGGAGATTAAAATGCTTAGTTCACCGAGTTGCGCCCTTTTTATCAAGGACTTGTTTTCACTAAATAAGTCTTACCTAAAGAGATTTGATTACATAATTATTGATTCTCCACCAAATTTAGGGCCATTCATGATGAACGCAATTGCTGTATGTCATTACTATATCGTCCCACTTGAGATGGGATCGTTATACAGCCTTCTCGGTATTAATAATTTAGAGGAGCGTGTTCTTGATGTCCAGCGAGGGACAGGGACCAAAGGAAAGTTATTAGGCTACCTTCTGAATAAGTATGACGGGAGGACATCAGCCGGTCAGCAAATGAAGAGCCAGGTTAAGCATTTTTACAAGGATCAAGTATTAGACACTGTAATTAGAAAAAATACGACGATCGAGAGAGCTCAGTCGTCAAATAAGAGCATCTTCTCGTTTGACCTTTCGAGCTATGGGGCCAAAGACTTTTCAGCCTTATCCAATGAGGTAGTAATGAAGATAGAGTCTCGCTAATGACTAAAAAGAAAGAAGTTATTGATTTTATGTCTGTCATGTCCAAAAAAAACCATAAAAGCTATGATTTTTCAGATTATTTCTTCCCAAAAGGATCGAAAGATATTGATGGATTAGAAGAGTGTGATTTGAGCGTAAATGAAGATTGTTTAGCCTCAAATGAAGGTGATGAAAAAATAGGTAACAAAAGAGGTAACAAAAGGGGTAACAAAAGGGGTAACAAAAGGGGTAACAAAATAGGTAACAAGACAAATAAAGGGGTAACAAAAGAGGTAACAAAAACGTTAAAAGAGGCAACAAAAACGTTAAAAGGGGTAACAAAAGAGGTAACAAAAGGGGTAACAAAAACGTTAAATAGCAATTTTGATTTTACCTTTTTTGATGTGAGTGAACAACAAAAAAGTATTTTAATATTTATATTCCATGAATGCTCAAAAATAAACCCTCACAAAACAGGTAAGATCACCTTGAAAAATATGCGCTATTCAATCGGCATATCCGAAGGCTCAATCAAGCAACAATTATTAAGACTATTTAAGACGGGGTTAATTGCCGTCAATGATAGTGAGATAGGGCGCAAGGGATGGCGTATAATTGAAATGGAAAAATGTTGCTATGATGACATCTTTTATTTTCTAACCAAAAATAATTTTAGTAAATTAAAGGGGGAACAAAATAGGGAACAAAATAGAGAACATAGTAGTAGTGGTTATATATATAATAATACTACTACAAAAAAGTTCTTATTTGGCGAAAATCAGGCTTTGTCCAATTCTGATACGGAGGGGTTGACAGATCTGCCCTTGGGTTGGGATGATGTCAGCCATGAAGAACTCAACAAACTTGGCATCGATTTCAAAAAAACCCACATTGCCCAGATATACCAACAGCGACAATCCAAAGAGTTTAGCCACCACCATCTTCAATCGTCCATCGACGGCTTTGTATGGGATCTCAAAAACAGACATCAGTCTATTAAGCGATTTAAGAACCCGGTTGCTTTCCTCCTAAAGATATCAATCGCGGGAAAACCTTACATACCACACCCATCATATCAAGATAGCATAAGACGACAGCTTGTGCAGTCTAAGGCGTATTCGGATGAGCGGAAGAGAATAATGGATGATATCATTCAGTCTAAATTCAACACATGGCTATCAGAGAGGTCCAAGGATGAACGTTTATCCATTTTATCTATGACTAGAGATGAGCTGGATAAACTAAGGCCAGAGATGATTAAATCCATATTTTTTGAGCATTACAAGCAAAAGGTTGAGCCGTACGAGTCATGATGAAAGAATTGCAGTTAATACAAAACCATTGTAGTTTTTTCATGGTGATTTCTTATTGACTATAGTGTTAGAATAAATACTATCGCAAAAGTACTATTACCAGGGAAGGTTATTAATATGAATTAAAAAATACTTATATACAAAAAAGTTAAAAAAATAAAAAGTAGTCGCCTGTGGCTTGACCGTCCAAAGTTAGCCACAAGCATAATAGAAAGGAAATCAAATGATTTCGTATTCAAGTAATAACACAATATGTGACAAAGATAACACCTTTGCTCGATGCTTGTCAATGGGGGATTTATAAAAAATGGTAAAAAATAGCAATTTCAAAAAAACAATCGATAATGCCTTATCCCAAAAAAAGTACAATATAACGGGTTTTTGAAGAGAGGTTAACGTTGACCGCAAAACGGTGTATGAATGGGTGGGTGGCGAGAAGCTACCCAAAACAGATAAATTATTGAATATATGTAGCGCTTTAGGTATCAATGAACCAAAAACTAGGCGTGATCTAATAATATCCTGGATCAAAGATCAAAAACTATCTCCGATCCTATCCGAATATTTAAACTTATCCGTCATGAACGATCTGAATTAGACATTAAATAGCCCGTGGCCGTTAGGTGACATATTAATAACTATCAATGTATTAATGCCTGAAAAAACCCTTTAATTTGCAAAATATTAAAATAGTGTGAATTGAAGGGTAACGGGGGTGCGAGTGTATTGTTTGTACATGGAGAGAACAAATAATAAATATTTTTTAATAAACAGCCAGCTTGATAATATTATTTACTGGTGTCATCAGATACTTATTGAGTCTGCCGACTACCAAAAAAACAAAAAAGAAGAATATAGGGAGAATGTAACTAAAATGTCGTCGAGGCTTTCAATTAAAATAAGCCAATTTCGTCAGTTTGACTTTGAGGACTTTCAAAAAGATGAGTTTATTCAAATATCAAATCTTATTGATTCTCTTGAAGATGAAATCGACAAGATCATTTTTCAGAATGACTCTGGTGAATTTTATGATCCAACCAATTCTATTGAGATAGCTGTTAATAATTTCAATAAATCAATTGGTGACGAAAGGTAGGGATAAAAATGAGAAAGCACTTATCATTTTCACAATTAAATACATATTTAGGTTGCGGTGAGTCATATCGACTTAGTTATATTGAGGGTAATCGTTCAGCTCCGAATATTGCCATGGTTAAAGGGACATCCTTTCATCGTGTGGCTGAGATTAATAACACTCAAAAGATGACATCTAAAAAGGATATGCCACTTGAGGAGATGCTAGATATAGCTAGTTCTCAAATCGACAAAGCGTTTAAATTAGATTTGTACTTAAAATCTAGCGAGAAATCAATGTCGAAGAAATCCCTACACGGAGAAGCTAAAGACTCTTTGCTTGCTACGATTCCCGGACTTCACAAACACAGTCAGGGTATTCAGCCGATTGCAATTGAGAAAGAATATGACATAAAGATACCTGGTGTGGATCGTCATATAAAGGCATTTATTGATCTTATTACAGATGATAATCGTGTCATCGACTACAAGTTGACCGCTAAAGCTAAGAGTCAGTCAGCTACAGAGAACGATCTTCAATTAGCTTTATATTCACTGATACATAAAGTTTATCATGGAAGTTTCCCTAGGGTTCAGTTCCATAATTATGTCTCGAAAAAAAGTAAAAAAACAGGAGAGCACGCTTATTCATTCAATATACTCGAGACGGAAGATATTTATTGTGAGAGTAAATTACAACCTTTGTTATCAACAATTAAGACTGTTGAAGAGTCAATTCAAAAAGGTGTTTTTTTGCCTGCTGAGTCTGGCTCATGGCGATGCTCCCCTAATATGTGTTCACACTATCAGTCATGTAAATACGTAAAACAAGAAAATAATTTTTCGAGGATATCCGTTCCGGGGTAATCATGACAATTTCAGAAATAAAGAAAATAGTTGATTCTAATGAGTGGTTAATGACCATTCCAGCAAGTACATGTGAAGCGAAAATAGATATTATTATAAATAAATCTCATTTAATGTCTAAGGCAGACCTTATGAAGCGTTGGGGGTGGACGAGAGACAGAGTCAGGTGGCTATTAAATAGGTTTCCAAGCAATAAAAAAGATAAGAAATCCAAAGAATTAACCGAGCCAATAAAGTCTTTTAAGGAGACATATGGGCTTGAACACATAATAAAAATAAAATTAACAGAAAATGATTACGAAAAACTTGTTAATAGGTACGGCGTGGGTGTTGTACACAGTAAAATAATTGCTCTTGAAGGCTCTGTTCACATAAATAAAAAAGTCAATCATTACGCTACCCTTGTTAATTGGATTCAGAGAGAGAATATTAAGAATAAGCAGGAAAGTGCCTCATATAAAGATCAGGCTCACTTGTCTTTTTATTCTGCCGTGAAAGGAAAAGTAGATGGAATTTGAAATAGCTTATCAAAAACTATGTTTATCCAAAAAAGAGGTTCCATCAGTGATTGAATGCGAAACATTTAAAAGTGACCTTGTTGAGAAATTTAAAAATTTACCGGCTGTAAATGATGGATTAACATACATGGACATTATTATTATGGGGTTATCGCAAGCTAAGGAAATGAAATTCCTTAAAGCTGTACACAAAGACAAGTCAGGTCATTTATGTGAAATACCCAGGACACCGACATACGATGAATTATGTCAAATTATAATAGAAATCCACCGCAACCGAGCCCCAAACCAAAAGGCGTTAGGCGAAAGCCGGGAAAAGCGAAACGCCTATTCGCTAATGGGTCAGCTGGGTATTCGTCTTGTCGGTGGATTTGGTCTTTGCAGTAACTACGTCTTTGATGCTATCGATAAAGGCGAGCTTAAACTCCCCCCAGGGTTTGATGAGAAGTTCAATGAATTTAATTCTTCATCACACCAAAAGGATAAGATGAACAGACTCATAAAATGCAGTCTTTCAGAGTTTATTAAAAATGCTCCAAAGATGAAAAGGGGGGGTGATTTAGTGAAGTAAATCTATGGGGGGTTATTAATAATTTAAGGAGTAAAAAAAATGCAAAACATTGACGATATAATTGTAAGAGAAGAAAAAAAATCTGATTATGAATACCCAACACCGGGTATGGTTGATGCCATCTGTTGTGGTATTTGGAATGTTGGTGTCCAAAAAACAGAGTACATGGGAGACGTAAAATATCGAAATAAAATCGTAATCGGCTTTATTTTAGATCAGGTGTCTGAAAAAACGGGAGCCCCTATGATTCAATATGAAGCTGTTGGACTATCACTTTTCGAGAAATCAAAGTTATACCAGATCATTAAATCTTGGACATCTAAGACCATTCCAGATGATGAGCGACCCAACTACGATCTAAAGCCTTTTGTTGGGAAAAGGGCAACATTAAATCTAGTTCAGAATAACGAATATATAAATATTGGTGCCGTTTTACCTCCTCAGCAATCGAATAAAGTTGAGCTTATTGATCCATTTAATGGTGAAACCCACCCATTCGTGCGTAAAATGCTTGAAAAATCAGCTCAGGCCGTTCTTGAAAAAGAAGCTATTGAGGCAAATAAAAAAGTAAACTTATCAGAAATTAAACCACTTGATTCTGATAAAAATAAAAAGGCTCCATTCTAATGGAGCCAAAGCCAATTTATGGAGAAGTCATCACCGTCAAAAAAAATGGGTATGGATTTATTTTATATATCGATGAAAATAATATGCCTAAAAATATATTCTACAATGTGAATGACTGTGTTAAGGAAAAAAACCTAAAAGAAGGTGATAGGGTGTCTTTCCTTATTTGCGATGACGACAATAAGGGACTCAAAAAAAGAAAGGCTGTATATGTCAAAAAAGACGAAAATTGATTTCTTGAACGAGCATATTGGTCTTACTATAAAATGGAAAGACTCAAAAATGTCACATTATTACCAGGCCAAGGTTTTAAGATTCTTTGAGGAGGACGGCAAACATATGGCCCTCATTGAACTTTGTGATTTTTGGGATCCTAATTACAAAGCTAAGGTTAAAGTTACAACCGAAATGAAAAAACAATTAGTTTTAGAAAAGAAAAGGTTGAGTTGGTCAAAATGAGCAAGATAATTATGGGGATCGATCCCGGCGTTAAAGGAGCTTTTTGCTCTATGCCAATTAAGGATGCCAGCCTTGATAATGTAGTTATCACAGAATTTAAAAACTTAACCGATCATGAAATCATTGAAGCCATAAAAGAAATCATGCCAGATGTTGTTTATCTTGAAAGTGTTTTTAGGGTGGATAAATTAGTTGAGCATCGTGGCTTTTTGAGGGGAATATGCAAAGGGTTTTACCTCCCGGTTCATAGTGTTCGTCCTCAGGAATGGAAAAGGCTTCTGAAAATACCTATGAATAAGAGTTTGACGGATGCCCAAAAAAGGAAAGATGAGCTGAATTTTGTTCATAATACGTATCCGTTTTTAGATGATGCGAATCGTGAAAACTCTGCCTCTGTATGTATTGCAGAGTATGGACGGCGAAAGGAGATGATGTAAATGTTTATTACTTTTGAGGGAATTGAGGGGGCCGGAAAATCAACACAGGCGAACCTATTGGCGAATTATTTAAATGACAAAAAAATACCATTCGTCATAACTCGTGAACCCGGAGGTACTCAGCTTGGGGAATATCTTAGGGCGTTGGTTTTATCTGGCTCTCCATCACCCAACTCTGAGTTATTTTTATTTATGGCGGATAGGGCTGAACATTTGGAGCGTGTAATAAAACCCGCCCTTGATTCAGGAAAATGGGTTATTTGTGATCGGTACATTGATTCAACCTATGCCTACCAGTACGGAGGAAGACAGAGGTCTCGTCAGACAGTTTTGGACGCAATGCAACTGACTAATCCGGTCATTCCAGACATGACCTTTTACTTAGACGTGTCTGTTGATGATGGACTGAAAAGGGCAAGGGATAGAGGGGATTTGGATAGTTTCGAATCGGAGGCTATGGAGTTTCATATTCGTGTTAAGCGAGCATATAAAGAAAGGCAGGATGAAAATAAAAATCGCATAAAGACGATAAACTGCCATAACCACCAACCTGAATATATATCTAAAGAGATAATAAATAAAGTTATATCTTTTTGTCGGTGCGTAAAAAGTGATAGCGTTTGCCGTAAAATATCAAGAGGTGCATCATGATTGTTTTTCGTGCATGGGATTCTAAAAATAAAGAGATGTTATACCCAAATAATGAAAATGTATTCTCTTCTGGCCATCGCAATAGTTTTGTTATCGGGGGGGGCGGGAAGGCTTTTTGCTTATCAAAAAGAACCGAGGTTCTAGGAGTTAAAATTATTCAGTCAACTGGATATGATGATGCTACGGGCGAAGATATTTATGATGGCGACATTATTGAATCGGCATTGAAGTACCTTGTTTTCTATGATTTTGATAGTGCGATGTTTAGGGCCTCCTACGGCGTGTCCATATCTGACCTAATGTATATTATCGAATCGGATATTAAGCCGAGAGTTATTGGGAATAAATATGAAACACCGGACTTATTAAAAATAACATAAATGGGTGATTAAAAAATATGGATAAATACATACAGGAAATAAACCGTCTTAAATTGTTAAACAAAAAAAGGAGGAGAGCAATAAGTAAATTAAAAGAAAGAATAAATTTTTTAAATAATAAGTATATTAAGATAAGCAATCAAATTCCTGGGTCTATAAAAAATGAAAATACATCCAAATAAAAAATATATATTGGACGATGGTTTTACATATGAATGTATAGGTATGACATCTAGCCATTCTAGGGGCCAGAAAATGGCTGTTTTTGTTGATCGGTCTAGGTGGGTTAGGAGGAGGCTGAGGGTTGCTGAGGCTGAATTATTTGTAAAAGAATTAAAAAAGGAGAAGGGTAAATGATTAATATTATGAAGTTTTTACCAGTTTTGGGTAAAGCGATTCAGGGAGATGTCGGAGGTGCGCTTAGTGAGGGTATGCAAGCTATTGGGTTAAAACCTTCTGGCGATTCGGATAAAGATAAAATTAAATTCGATAAGGCTATTGAGTCGGCGACACCAGAGCAATTGAAGGCTTTAAAAAAGCTTGAATATGACTTTGAGATTCAAATGGAAAAGATGGCTTCTGATGACAGGGATTCGGCAAGAAAAAGACATCTAACAATGAAGGACTCAACTCCTGCAATCATTGGAATATCACTTGTTTTTGGATTTTTTGCGTTACTTGCAACTTTGATATTCACTGAAATCCCGATACATAACCAACAGATATTGAATATTATGTTAGGCTCGCTTGGAACTATGACAACGGCTGTTGTTACGTATTACTTTGGTTCATCGAATGGCTCATCTAAAAAAGATGAGATGCTGAGATCAATAAAATAAGGAGTTAAAATTGAAAGTAAGTAATAATTTTCACCTAAAAGAATTTGTTTCCCCAATACTGTATGATAAATATGGGGATAAATCTCTTTGGTTTATTGACCAAAGAATTATTAAATCAGCACAAGATTTGAGAGACAACCTTGGCGTATCTTTAACCATTAATAATTGGCATTATGGAGGAGAAAGGTATATGTCTGGATTGCGAACATCTGAGATGAAGATATACCGTCCGTTTAGTCAGCATTCTTTTGGGCGTGCGGTAGATATTGTTAGCGATAAAATAGCAGCCGATGAAATGAGGGAGCATATTTTAAATAATCAAGAAAAATACCCATACATAACAACACTCGAGGGCAATGTTAGCTGGCTTCATATGGATTGTCGGAATAGGAGTGAGGAAGATATCCAAGTCTTTCTCCCGTAAATCAAGATAGAAAGGAATAAAATAATGAATTTATTTCAAGAAATTATTAGTGGAAATGTAAAAAATGTAAAAGAATTAATTGATAATGGGGGCGATGTCAATGAAGCCGATAATAATGGGTGGACCCCACTATTGGTCGGAGCAATAAACGGCCACTTGGATGTCGTGAAATTCTTAATTGAAAACGGGGCCAATATCAATAAAGCTGACAACAATGGTACCACGCCCCTGTATGTTGCATGTAAAGATGGCCACCTGAATGTGGTTAAATTCTTAATTGATAAGGGGGCCGAGATCAATCAATCGAATAAAGATGGTTCGACTCCCCTTTGTGCGGCATCCTTTAGGGGCCATCGGGATGTGGTTAAATACTTAATTGAAAAGGGAGCTGATATCAATAAGGCTGATACTAAATATGGGGCCACGCCTCTTTATATTGCATCTGCCAACGGCCATCTGGAAGTGGTTAAATTATTGATTGAAAAGGGGGCCGATATCAATGAAGCGAATAAATGGGGTGTGACACCCCTTTGTGCGGCATCCTTTAGGGGCCATCGGGATGTGGTTAAATACTTAATTGAAAAGGGAGCGGATATCAATGAAGCTGATAACTATGGGTATACGGCTCTCAATCAAGCCTCAGAAGCTAACCGTTTGGATATCGTGAAGTTTTTGATTGATAAGGGGGCCGATATCAACAAAGCAAATAAGTATGGGAAGACCCCCTTGTATACTGCATCTTATTATGAGCATTGGGATGTTGTGTTTTTTTTAATTGAAAAGGGTGCGGATATCGATGGGTATATTAGTGCAATCAAAGATTTGATTAAGGAAGAAGTAAGTGTGGGTGAATACCTTGATGTTTTCAAATTAATTGTAAATAAATTGAGAAAAGGAGCGAAACAATGAATTTATTTGAAGAAATTATTGATGGAAATTTAGAGGGATTAAAAAAACTAATCGAGAACGGAGAGGATATCAATCAAGTCAGATACAATGATTGTACGCCACTGTGGGTTGCATCTTATTATGGCCATCTGGACGTGGTGAAATTCTTGATTCAGAAAGGCGCTGATATCAATAAAGCCAATAAAGATGGCGAGACACCTCTGCATACCGCTTATTTAAATGAAAATATGGAGGTGGTAGATTACCTTATTTATCAAGAAACGATTTCAAATAAAAAACGATGAGGTTAATTAAATTTTAGAGGTTCAGTATAAGACACCCTTGGCCATATGTTACGCAAACGTTTAAATCTACCAAAAATAAAGAAAGCATTATAGGCCAAGGTGATTCGTAAAATAAATTTATAAAAAATTTCAATCTTTGTCAACACTACTATTTATTGGGCCAAGATCAAGCCCTATGACCTTATCGCTATCAGACTTCAAGGATTTAACAATATCCCTATAAGCCTTTTTGAATGTCACGGCCTCACTTATCTGCATTTGAGATAGTATCTGAACAGACTTAGACATAGATAGCAAAAGCGGAACAGCGTCTTTAAAAAACTTATCATGAGCCAAAACCTTACTATCTATCTCTAAAAACTTGGCTACAATTTCCTCTGAGTTCATAGTGTACAATCTACCTACTTTTCTCTTTTCTGTAAATTCCAATGCGTCTCAACAGTGGCCTGTAAAACGGCTGTGGACTTAGCTACATCTCTCGACGCTTTTGTTAAATCATTAACGTTTTTTTGAATATCTTCCTGATTAAGCCTTAAGGCCATAATACTTTTCTCATTTGACTTTCTATCACCTTCAATGACCGAGTGAACCACTTTTATTTTATTGTTTACCCACGGTTTTGTTGCGATAAATTTATTAAAGGTGTACGAAAAAAATAGGGTCAACCCTATTAAAAACAAGGATGGATGATTCTCATAAGTTAGGACCAATAAGTCTTCACTCACCATTCTACTTTCTTTTTTTCACTTAAATTACCATAAAGCCATACCATGATTATCTCCTATCTTAGCTTTTCTCTTGCTTCACGCTGCTGTTTTTTTGCGTAAAGCCTTTTCTTTTTATATAAAATCATAAGTTGCTTAATATCTCTTTTATTTACACGCTCCTTTTTTGGATCTTTCTTTATTTCTCTTTTAAGCTGATTTATTTGGTATTTTATTCCACGAGCTTCCTCTTCTGTTAATCTGTCAAATTTTTTCAATAAATCATTAACATCATACTCATATATTTTTCCACCAACTCCCAAATTCAAAAATTTCTCAAACGAATCCTGACCACTGCTTCTGCGCCCAATAATCTTATCTATTTCAGATAAAGGGCGATACAGTCTAGCTAAATGCTCTAACCGTCCCGGTATCCTTGTGAACAAGTAGTCTCTTTCACCATAGCCCAAAAACCCTTTAACGCCTTTTTGCCGAGTAAGCGGTTGTCCAAAAAAGAAGTTCTGATTCGTCAATTGCTCAATTGGAGCTTTCAGTAAAGGCGTAAAGTTGTTGATCATCTCTTGAGCAGGATTGCTTAATCTGTTCAAGTCAGCCGTGGGTAAAAAGCCCTCAAGCTTAATATATCTAACCTTACCGTCTTTACTTCCAATAAATACAGGGCTTGCCTGCTTTAAATATTCTGGTAATATCTCACTAGTCTTATCTTCACCCGAATAAACCTCTACATTATTTTTAAGTTTAATCAACTTGGATTGTCGAGAAGGGTCTTTAATCAGTGTCTCAATTTGAAGTGGGATATTTTTTCTACTAAACGTATAGAATGGAGCTAGTCTTTTAAACACATCCTTTTCAACTCTCGTTAAATCTCCGTAATCAAAAAGGTATTTCTTTACTGATCGCCCAGCCTCAAATGGTGACAAACCCTCATTTCTTTTAGCGATAAAATGAGCTATTTTTGCGTTATTCTCTACGGCATTACCCACGGCTCCACTCGCTTTATTCATTCCGGTAAGGGCTGTTTTTCCTGTAGCTTTGGCTTTTCCGTAAATACCACTTGATGACTTTATTTTTTTAGCTTCATCAAAAAATGAATTAATTTGAGCCTCTAATGACTCCTCAATGTCGCCACTGAAATGCCCCGTTGTATCAAGCCCCTGAGACCTATACTCTTTCATTGTTTTTTGGTCTTCGGGAGATAGGTTATCAATGCCTTTCCTTGAACCTATCTGTATTCGAGATGCTCTCAAATAGTCGGCAGGGTTATCAACTCCTGCTAATGAGTTTTGCCAAACATTGGATATTCCATTCCGAGTATGAAAAGCTACATTCCAGAATGTAGCAGATGTTTTCCAAGCATTTTGAATCTTGTCATATTTTGACATAAAATCATTTACGGCTTGAGGTTTTAGCGACTCATACGTTTTGTCGATATGCTTAACAACCTCTGGATTAAAATACAGCCCCTTCAATTCCGGGGCGGTAGACTCAATCATTCCTTTTTTAGGAACTCTTTTCCCTACTTTTTGCACCTCTTTGAAAAACGTGTCTCCACCAACGACTTTTGCGGTTCTCATCCCCTGAATAGCCATCAACTTTGGTAGTGATGATGAAAAAACGATATCTCCGTAACCTTTATTAATATCGGCGATACTTGCTTGAGATACGCTATCTGGGTCTAGTTCACTTAATTCTTTGGCGGTCAACTTCCCCTTTAGCTTTCCGTTTTGATAATATTTCCCCGTTTTTTCACTTAAAATAAACTCCTCTCCACCGTCAGTGTATTTAAGTATTGTTCGTGAAATATCAGATGGGCTAGATGTGGTAAAGTCACGCTTATTGTAACCAAGTGCATCCTGATATTTTTTTGACTTTGTTTCTAGTACATGAGGAACATAATCAATATTATCATCGTCAATAAGGCTCTTACCCGACGGACCAGTTTTTGAGTACAACTCTGACATTTCATCGCTAAACTCTTTCGCTATTTTGCCTCCAGTGCTAGTAATCGTTTTTTTAGTTTCTAGCTGGTTCGTAATATTGGCAATATCGTCATCACTTAACCCCTCATCCCTAAACGCTTTTTTAATTTGTCGAGATTTCTCTATAGTATCCAATTCTATATTTGATCGTATATTTTTTGCTAAATCTTTTGCCCTTAATATTTTCTGCCATTCAATTGGGTCAATATTCATCGGCCGAAACTTTGTTGATACAGTTTCCCCAACAGAGTTTAAAACATCAGATATTGGACCAAGATCATTTTTTAATTTTCCCGATATTTTCCCTAGGCCCTTTGCGATAGGCTCCGCAATTATATCACTTCCGGGAATAACCTTTTCTTCAAACTTTATTGGCTTTAGTGGGTTCTTTCTAATTCCAGTGGGAACAGACGCTGTGAAAACCCTTTTTGATTGGCCTGTATCTCCAGATGCTCGAACAGCTTTAGCCATTCTTTTCGCTTCGGTGCCACTCTTTAATAGTTTTCCTGATTTACCAACAAGGCCAACACCTGTATATGTTAAAGGGTCAGTTAGAATGTCACCAACAAAACCTGCGGTGCCAACAGCGAGTTTGCCCATCTTTGAGTCTGGCTCAACAATTTCTCTAAGAGTATCTCCTACAGACCGCTTTTCTTTTAATGTAAACCCGTCCCATAGTGACTTGCCTAGCTTGGCATCATCATCAGTGTATGCTTGATAAATGGCATTGGCTACTGCGTACTGAGGCTTATTTATAAAATCAAGTGCCTTAAAAAGCATACTTTGATCTTTACCGCTATCCTCTTTCTTTTTTTGATATTCTTCAATTGGAACTAATGGCATAATAATTCTTAATCAACAATAAATATCTCTCCATTAACATTCACTTTTGATCCTTTGGGTATTAACCCATTCCTATCGGCCTCCTCTGCGGATTTGGCATCATTGAAATTATACGTTTTTGAGCCACTACCCCTTTTCTTTTTATATGACTTTATTTCTGACCTTAATGCATTAATTTTGTTTTTATACTCATTTTCATGTCGCTTGTAAAGGATACTGTCTGGGCCGGATGTCCTGAGCTTCTTTTTTTCGTACTTTTCTTTTAATGAGCTTATTTTATTTTTAAAATCAACATCGGGGTCAGGCTCCGTGGCCTCCTCCTGATTAAAAGACTCACCTAACTCTGACTCGAAAAACGACTCAATATCATCTGGTTTACCGGGTGATTCTGCAAATGATGTGCCACTTACTTGTGCAGGCTCAGGAGTAGATCGATTTGAAAAACTACTATCGAAATCTTTTAGCATCGACTTGGCCACTTTATCCGCTTTTTCTGCGGGAAGTCCCGAATCCACAAGCGTCTTAAAAACACTGCTATAGTTTGTCGCACTTGGCCTTTTTTTATCCATGGAATCTTCATTAACAGGCTCCAATGAATCTATATTTATTTGCCCATTTTCACTAATATATCCAGATGCCTCCACATCTTGATTGTTATTCATTATATATTCTCTGACTCTGGCATCTGTCATTGTTTGAGCGTTATTTTTGTTATATATTTGACTAAATCTAATCTTACGATCCTCAAACATAAATTTAACGCCCTTGTAATTCTCATTAGCCTCTGGGACTGAGCTTAAAACCCCCTCCATCCTTTTAGATTTCTCTTCTGATGTTAGTGAGGAATCATTTCTAAGAACCTCTAATGCTGGCTTAATAATATTATTTGTTTGCGTTTGAATAAGGGAGGCTCTCTTTTTATCTTCATACCTTTTTTTATCGAATGCAAGTTGCTCTCTAGCTAACTCCGTTTGCCCCTCTCTATACTCTCTCGCACTTTTCATTTCAGAACCTTTTAAATAAGAACCAATTGGATTTGGACCGGAAGGGTACTTAACCTGACCTATATATGATGAAATATCTATTGCCATTATTTAAACTCCACCCATAAGACTACCAGCCAACTGTGATCCTGAATTAACTAAATTGTCATACGACCCAGCAATGGCATTGTGGTAATTTGCATTAGCAGCACCCTCACCAATTGAAAGATTCGCTTGATCCGTTCCGTATTGATATTGCATATTTGCCTGATCTTGTGAAAGTCCAGCAAGCTGGCTACCGCCCATTTGGTAGATGCCGGCCATATTGTTGTTCGCACTCATCTGATTAGCACCTAACTGCATCCCTGCGTTATACGATGTGGTTCCCATTAAATTATTTCCCTTCATTAGATTATTCCCAACCTGGGATTGCAGGTTGGCCTGATTCGATGAGGCATTGTAGCCATAGTTTATTATTGGGTTTAAACGGTTAAAATAATCGTTGTATTCTTGAGCCATCAAATTCTGTTGAGCGGGAGCAAATGTTGACTCAATTGATTTCATCGAACCGCCTCGTCCAGTCTGAGCCATCTGAGTAGCAATGGCCTTATTCATCTGTTGTTGTTTGGCCTTAAATATAGGAGAGTTCAATATACTGGAACTCCCATCTCCTGAAAACGTGTCCATGTACATCGAAAGAGCCTTATTACCAGCTTTTGCGTAGGGTTCATACCTGTCAATAGCCCCTTCGTACTGGCCTGACATTTGATCCATACCCTTTTGTATTGATCCCAATGCATCGTCACGACCCTTTTCAATGTCACGAATGGAATTATCAAGACCTTGCTGGGTGTATTCTAACGCACCGTCACGCGCATCAATAACTCGATTTTCTGCGTCCTGCACGTATTGGTCATAACCTTTTTCGTCAATGACCTCCTCTGGATTAAGCTTTGCTAATTTATCTTCAATTGGCTCAAACATATCAACAATACCAGTTCCATCTTTTGAGAATGCTGGCTTTTGTTCCGACTTGATGTATTCAACGGCCTCATCATAACCTACTTTTTTCCCGTCTGGTAATGTGTATTGTGTTTTATAGGTTCCCTTTTTAGCGTCTTCGAGATTACTCTTTCCTGCATCTATTCCTTTTAGCTGTGATTTTTTCGCCTTTTTTTTCTCTTCATTAGATAAGACAACCCCTCCCAGAACTGCTCCACCTATAATTGCTGATGCTGCCATTTTAACTTAACCTCCGAATAAAATTTATGTCTGATTTTTTATAGTTTTTATTTTCCAAATATTTAGATATATCGTATTTTGGCATAATACTTATGCCTACCAAATCAACCTTTTGATCTTTAGCTACATCCTCTAAAGCATCAATTAATTTTACAATAACCCTACCCTGTTTAATATCCGATAAATCAGGATCAGCCTGCATTGAAAACTCTTGAATGATATAACTTTTTGAGTAGAGCTGTGGATAGCAAGTAGCTAGTAGTCCGCCTAATATTTTTTTATTTTCCACACATTTTAAAACAATAAGATATTCACTTTGTATGTATAGCTTCATATTATTTAAAAACGTCTCCGAGCTATACTCAATACCAATCTCCTCTAAACCCATTTTTTTATAACTCTTTTTTCCGATGGCCTCCATTTCATAAATATCTTCCATCTGAGCGTTTAAAACATTCATCTTCCCATCCTCCTATCAATACTTTCAATGGACTCAATAACTAAATTTAATTGCTCCCGAATATTTATTTCATTTTCAAGAACATATCCTTTTAACTGATTTATCAAAGTTATCGCTGTATTTAAATCTGTTGCATCAGGATAATCAGTTGTAGAAATTTCTGGTAATTTATACGGGATGATTGCTGGCATTAAAATTCCTCCCACATCCCACTCAATACAAATGGTGCTGGATCTGGCATCTTTATGTGATATTGCCGTGTATAGTAACTCGATGCTTGAGTATATAAATTTACCTTAAACTCTGTGTCTCCCACTTTCCCTAGATCAACCTCCTTAAAATTTGACCATGTGCCACCATTGTCACGATGCCTAACCAATATTCTTGGAGAGTCATACATATTTGCTTCTTTTCCCACTCCACGCTTTATCCTCGCACATACAGACCTCGGCTTTTTAAGCACCGCATCAGATCCATAATTAATGTGACCAGTAATTATTTCTGCATTAATTGTATTTGAGTCGTCGCTATAATGATCGTTATCTAAAGAGTATAGTTTTCCGTTATCAATATCTCCAATAATATGTTTATTCCACGTAGAACAATACGCATAGCAGTTCGCTCTAAATAATGATCTTGTAGCAGTCTCTTCATTGTAATTAGACCACTTGTAAAACGATTTGGATACGTAGTCATATAAAAATGTTTTCTTCTCTTGTGGAAAGTTTAAAACAAGAAATTGCTTCCCATCAATTGCAATATTGAACGCAATAGCATCATCAACTACACTTAAGTTTTGTATTTCTTTGTTGATTGGTAACCCCATATCCACATAAGACGCACCTTGTAAAACTACTAATCTTCTTGCCTTATCTAAAAAAATCATTTTGTTGCCGTCAATAACAACACTGGCATAAGGACTGGCTAACCCTATTTGTGCATATTCGGCTTTGACTGGACTTAAAAACGGGTCAGTAAAAGATCGCGAATTGCCCCATATATCCAATGTGGACTTGGAGCAAACCAAAAATGATGATGACCCTTTGTATATTCCCTCAACATTTTCCTGGCTTGTTATATCGTAACTATCCGCTGCATCCCATTGAAATGGATTCCCAGGATAGCTAAATTTCCACGCCATGTCACCTTTTTGATTTCCAATAAGATAACTATAAAACTGTATTAAATGTGTGCAATTCGATGGTGGACTACCAGTGCCTGTTAAAGGAGGCGTGCTTGTCGTGCTTAATATTTGTGTATTCGTTGTGTAATTAGTGAATACAGGCGCAGAGTTAGCCACCATA